GCCTAGTTTGGCAGTAGCATCTTCAAGATTTGATAGTTTGCCATCAATCGTAGCGGCCTGCTTCGCCATAGCATCGCCAAACTTGGTGCGACCGATTTCCTCAAGATAGTTTGTGATGGCGTTGGCGTTAAACTGAACCTCTTTGGTCACGCCTTGGAAGGTAAAGCGCACCTTGTCGCCTTCCTTGCTGGCGCGGATGCCAAACTCTTTTAGACGTTCGAACTCGCCGGTTGAGGCGTCAGCGACAGCCTCAATAAACTGCATCAAATCCTTACCCATCGCCGCGCTGGTGTTACCAAACGAACGAAGGCGTTCTTCTGTTGGGTCAATGCCAAGGTTTTTCAGCTTAATGTAAGCCTCAGTTACCTGTGCCAGCGTATAGGGTGTTTCTGCGGCAAACTTAGTTAGGTCATTGAATGCTGCGCCCGCTGCCGCACTACTGCCCGTCGCAACTTCAAGCTGCGCAGTTAGACGTTGCATTTCGCGGGTAGCATTCACAGCAAGAGCGGCGGCTTGACCTACAGCCAAAAAGCCCCCCGCCATGCCACCAAGCGCACGGGCAGCCACCCCTGCCCCACGACCAAGGCCAGAAAATGCGCCTTCTAACCCAGATAGGCGGCGTTCGGCACCGGAAGCAAAGCCATCAATATCGTTGCGCGCCTTGGTGACTTCCTGCCGCAACAGGGTGGCGCTGGCGTCAATCTGCAAAAGCAGGCGCTGCACATCTTCAGCCATGCATCACCTCGGTGCGTTGATTTCTTTATGGATTTCCAGCGCGGCCCACGCCTCATGCGGGGTGGCCTGCCAGAACGACGACGGAGGCAGATGAAACACTGCCGTCCAGATGCCCATCAGCCGGCGACGGGGGTCGCCGTTTCCGTCACCGGCTTCCACTCCCCCGATGCCGTCACGCCGCCGGTCGCGGCTGCCATCAGCACAATGGCGCAACGCTCGGTGGCCTGCACCAGCCCATGTTCGTGGATCAGCCGCGCCACCTTTTCAGGCCGTGCGCCAGTTGCTGAACGCGCTTCGGGCTGATCGTTGCCGTTTGCCGCCTGCTGCTTGCCCCATGCGCGGATGCACTCAGTCACGATGATGGCGGCGTTTTTCAGGCTCAGTTCGCCCTGTGCCGCCAGATTGACCAGCGCCACCACACCGCGCCCGGTCGCCGTCTCAATCGCCTCAATGGCTTCATAAGACGGGCGCATCACATAGGTGGCGTCCAGATCAATTGTCACTTCGCCGCGTGTGTTTGGCTCAGTCATCAATCACCGTTTCGTTGGTTGCGATTGCATCAAGCAGCGCCGCGCGCCACGTCCATTCGCCCGCCTCTGCCGCCATTGCGCTGGCCAGTTCAGGAACGGTGGCCTTGTGACGAAGCAGCGGCGCAGCGATTGCGGCCATGACGCCAAAGCCTGGCGGCAGCGGGCCGGTCAGTGCATCGCGCGGGGTGGTGCCGATGCGATCCAGCACCGCATCGGCATAGCCTGAAGGCGCGCGGCCCAGCTTATCAATCACTGGTTAGACCAGCACATCGGTGGACGGCGCAGCGACAGGCGTGAACGCAACATTGATGGTGTTCACGTCATTCAGCGGGCTGCCGGTGTTCATCGACGCAACGCGCATTGAGCAGGCGAAAACCACCGTAGGCGTGCCGGTCTTGACCACCTGAATGACCGTGGCCGCACCGCTGGCAAAGATCGTTTCAAGGCGCGTGTGGCCTGCCGCATCGGGCAGATCGGGGCGATACTCAAGCGACAGGCTGTAGTTGCGCATCGCGCGCCCGGTGGTTTCAACCACCGCAGACTTGTCGATAGTGCTGAACGAGGTTTCGCCGCGATCCAGCGTAACGCTGATCTGGCCAGCGACCTCGGCAAAGGTGCCAGGCGTGGCGCTGTCAACGCGCACGCGATATTCGTTTGATGAAAGTTTAGCCATTGCAAAAGCTCCTTATGCCAGCGTGTCAGTGGTGGGGGCAGCAACCGGCGTGAATGCCGCGTTGATCGTGTTCACATCGTTCAGTGGGCTGCCGGTGTTCATGCTTGCCACCCGCATGGAGCAGGCAAACACCACGTCACCCACGGCAAAAGGTGACTTGCGGACTTGAACGCCAATGGCCGCGCCGCTGGCGTAAACAGTTTCGAGGCGCGAATGACCCGCCGTGTCTGGCAGATCGGGGCGGTATTCCAGCGCAACGCTGTAGTTACGCATCGCACGGCCCGTCACTTCAACGACAGACGCCTTGTCGATGGCGCTGAACGAAGTCTCGCCGCGATCCACAGTCGTGCTGATCTGGCCGCCAACGGCGCTAAAGACAGACGCAGTGTCGATGAAAACGCGGTAATCGTTAGATGACAGCTTGGCCATGAGTGACGCTCCTTAAAGAATAATTAGATCAAAGGTTTGCCGACCAACATGCACAAGGTTGGCATCGGTCACTTCTTCACCAACGCCGCTTGCTTGCAGCCTGCACTCGGACACGGAAAACCCGGCAACTGTCAGCTTGTGGCCTTCCAGAAGGTTGAACACCCTGCCCACGATGGCCTGCGCGCTGGGCTTGCTGCGGCCACGGTAGATCGTAACGATGCTCACACTGGCGCGGCGCGGGGTGGCGTCCTTGCTCTCGCTGGGCTGCAAATCCACGCCATCGACAACCACGATTGCCGGCAGCACTTCATCGGGCGCACGCTGGTAAACCGGCACCGCAAGCGTCACGCCGCCTTCGGTGTATGTGATGCCGGCCAGGCGTGCGAAAACCGCCGCAGCGATTGCGGCAGTTGGATCGTTTGCCATGTGATCAGCCCCCTGCGGAAAGCCGCTTGATTGCCTTGGCCAAAATGCCCCGCAGATCGTCGCCAAGGGTGCGCTGCATAAACTGCACCGCTCGGCCTCTAACGAAATCGTAGCGGGTGGCGCTGATAGCCTTTACGCGAATGATGTATTGCGCCGTGCCGCCCGATACGGGCCGCCGCCGCTTTACCGTGGCCGACTGTGCCTTGCGCCCGTATTCAAGAATGCGCGCATAGAAAAACTTCTTTTGCACCGTCTTGGTTAGCAGGCCGATACGAAGGCGCAGTGTCTTGGGGTAAATCTTGTAATTCAGTGCGGCCCGTAACTTGCCTGGGCGGCCCGGCACCTCACCGCGCGCTTGGGCTAGGATAGCCGGGGCGTGCCGTTGATACGCAGCCAAAACCTCTTGCTGCGCTTGCGGCCCGATGCCCGTTAAAAGCCGCCTCACCCGAATCCGATCCCGCGTGGCAAACTGGCTTTTGCTCCGTGCCATTAGGTCGGCACGCCTGCGGTCACAAACGCCACCAACTCATGCCGCCGCCCGTCTGGATCGGCGATGCTATCAATCCGCAAATCAACCGCATCGCCGTCAGAGCGCAGCCACACTAGCCGGCAATCAACAGGCACGTCTGCACGGTAGCGCATACGGAGCTTGAAACGCTGCTGGCCGATTGAGATTAGCCCACCTTCCAAATCTTTGCCGCCGCCGGTTGGCATTAGTTCCGCAAACACCGTGGCAACGGTTGCCCAGGTCGTCACCTGACCGCCCGCGCCGTCGCTGGTGTGTGCGGGGCGATCAATCCGCACGCGGTCGCGCAGCCTACCGATACGCATCAGGCCACCATCAAAACGCGATAGGGGCTGATCAGCGCGTCATAGGCCAGCGGCACGTCAACCGGCGTGCTGTCGCTGGCAACGGCCTCGCGGTTTTCATACCAGTGGCCAATCAGCAGCAGCGCGGCGTGCCGCAGCGAGGCAGGCACCGCTTCATTGCTGGCATAGCCGGCCTGATACGTCACTCGCACCGTGCCAACGCCAAGCTCTACAGCAGGCCACGTCACGCTATTGGCCGGCACAATCCACGATGCACCGGCAAAGCTACGCACCCGATACTGATTAGCCGCCAGCACCTGTTCAGTGCCAGCTTCGTCGTCGTAGGCAACGCCCGTCACCGACACTACCGGCCCGCGCCACAACGGCAGGCGCTGTCGGCCATTGGTTGACCAGCCATCAAACGCCACACTAGCCGCGCGCTGGCGCAGCACTAGCCCCGTGTCGCGTTCGATCATGTCAGCGGACGCGCTCATCAAGCCGGTAATGTAGCTGTCGTCTGCGCTATCAACCACGCGCAGATGCGTCTTGGCTTCGGCCAAGGTCAGCGGTGCTACACTCATGCGCTCACCTTCCGTTTAATTCCGTGCAGCTTTACGCCCAGACGCGGTGGGGGACTGCCGGCTGAACGCTTAACGGCTTCAACGCGGCGATCTGCTCGTCGGTAAAGTCGCCGCGCAGATTTGTGTGCCAGCCAGGGTAATCCACAATGATGGGGATAGGCTCACCGGCCTTATCGTTGGCTTTGCTATAGCCCGTCACGCGGCTGAACGGCCCAATGTGGTCGAGCGAAACGCCCGCGACCGGAAAACCTTCTTCGTCGGTGACACCCGCAGCGGTCAGCGCAGCAAGCATTTCCGCTTCGGTGTCGGTCTTGAGATAGAGGTCGATCATACGGTGAGTGCCTGTAGCTGTGCGTCGGTGAGACGGGTGGGGTAATAGGTGACGTTGCGGAGGCGACCGTTGAGATATGTCAGATCTTGCCCAAAACCAATTTCGGCTTGTGTAACTGTTGGAAGGGTTCCGCTAGTGTCAGCGGTTCCAAGAGTCCCATTGTTTGCGCCGATAAAATCGTTCGTTCTATATGCAAGCGCGCTTATGTTTACACCGGAAGACGCCGCAATTGCGCTAAAATATTGCGTAGCGCCGCCGTCGATTACGATAAATCTTACATCATTTGAGCCGGCTATGCGGCGAATTTGAATACCCTCCGCTGTTGTTCCGTTTGATACACTAAATACGCCGAGAGCCAATGGGACTACAGCGTCGGTCGTTGACCAACTTGCGATAATCGTCCCCTCGCTCTGGTTGTACCACGGGGTGAAATTTGCCCCCGATATCACAGCCACGTCAGCCGCGCGCGTGACCGTGGAAGCCACGGTGGGAATGTAGCTGGTGGGAAACGCGCCGACTTCAAGTTGGTTGCCCCAAAGAAACAAGCCAGAGGTGCCGTCTCCGGTGTAGATATTACTGCCCAATGGCCCAATAAGTGAAAAACGGAGAAAGGCGACACCTGACGCTGCTGCCGTAGCGGCGATAGACCAGCGATACCAGCCGTTGCCAGCGTTAGTCATTGCAAAGGTAGCAACGCCAGATTGCGCGCTAATAGCGCCCGTGCTGAAATCAAAGTTTGCGCTTTGGCCTGCAAAAACCCCGCCGTCCGTCCCCAGGTTTATGGAAGCAGAGGTTCTTTCGCCAGCTTTAGCGTATCCAGAAATTACATACGTAGTCCCTGAAACAAACGATGAAAACCCGCCTTGCAGTTGGATCAAATGGGTGTTTGTCGCGGTTGTATCTTCTACCAATTTATCTGCTGTTGCAGTTCCATCAGGTGAAGTCGTAGCGTTAGTGGTGATGCTTGAGCGAACTTTGATGTATACGGCGTTGTCAAATTGCTCCGAGTACAACGCCGAGTTGACCCGCTGCTCCTCAATCAGAAAGCCCAACGGGGCCAGCGTGACGGGGCTAAAGTCGAAGCGGGGGGCGTTGATCGCCGCAGACTGGATCAGGCCATTGCTACCCACAAACGTAGCCGTGGTGGAGCGCGTGAACGTGATCAAATCAGCGAAGGCGTAGTTGGTCAAAGGCATAGTTAGCTCCAAGCCCAGAAGTTCGGAAAGCCTTGCCCGGCTGGATCGGCGGTGAAGGCGGTGTATGTCTGGCCGGTGAAGTCCAAATTGAGCGTTGCCCCATACCGCTCATTGCCGCCCACAAAATCTAGGACCAGCGTAGGCTCCTGGCCACCGTCACCCGATGCGCGGGTTTGCGCACCAATTGCCAAGGACAGCCCAAAACGCATTAGCCGAAAGCCACAATGTTGGTGGCGGTCGTGCCGGCAACGCGCACATGCGTCACGCGGATCGGCAGGATCGTGCCTGCAACCACGCCAGCAATTACTGTGTCTGCCGTGTCATCGATAAAGCGCACCGTCAGATTGCCAGAACCGCCAACAATCAGCCCTTTTGTAGCAAAGCTCAGAGGGTTGGTAGCGTGCGGAGTGACTGCCGCACCCTTGCGGGCGGGGCCGTAAGCCAGGTCAACATAGGCCGCAAAAGTATCAGGTGCGCTCATTGTGTTGCCTCATAAAAAAGGGGCCGGCGCACTTCCAACGCCGGCCCAATAAGTTACGCAATTACAGGAATGGCCGGGTTGCCCCGGATCAGCACCGCCGAAATGCCAGTGCCGGTGCCATGCGTGCCGCTGAAGTCGGCGGTCAGGCGCAGGAACTGGCGCGGCCCTTGGTAGCGGTAGAAAACCACGTCAGCGGCGGCCTTGGCAGCCACCAGTGCGCGGATGATGCCGCCGCTGGCAATTGTGACGCCGATCATGTCAGCAGTGGTGACGGCAGCCCATGTCGAACCGTCGTTGGAATGTTCCAACACAAACTCAATCTTGTTTGTGCCGGTAAAGGTGATGCCGCCCACGCCGATGGCAAGAGAGATTGTCGCGCCGTCATAGCCAGTACAATCCACTGAAACCGGCGTGGTATCAGCGGTGTAAAGCGCCGAGGCGATCAACACGGCGGGCGAAAGGCCGTAGCCCGTTTTGATTTCCTGCATGGGATTTCTCCAAAAGAGTGGCGACCGGGGCTAGTGTCAGCCAGCCCCGGTCTGCCGATCAGGACGCGGCGTTCTGGAAGAACTTGACCGCGCCAGCGTCCAGCAGATTGCCGCCCGAACGCAGCCAGCCGCAGAAGCCGATTTGGCCTTTCAGCATGAACGCGCTGTCGTCGAAGCGGCGAAGCGTGATGCCCATCGCATCGCGGATCGTGTAGCGGCTGAAGTTGCCGAACAAGATCGACTTGGCCGACGCGGCCATGCTGGCAACATCCTGGTTGATCTGGATGCCATAGCCCAGCAGCGTATCGGGAGCGCCGCCGGGGACGCCCTGCTGATAGCCGGGGTTAAAGATCGGCATACCGCTGCCGTCCTTAATCTTGCGCAGCACGCCCACGGTTGCGTCGTTCATCATGAACAGCGCGCCGTCGCGATAAGCGGGATCGACCGAGTGAGCCAAGTTCACAAGGCTGTCGTATGTCACTGCCGTCACCTGGGTGGTGCTGTTGGCAGCAACTACGCCCGAACCAGCGCCCGTCACCACACCGCGCGGCTGCGAGGAGCCGGAGCCGGTGGTGAAGTGCGTGTTTGTGATGCGGCCAAGGCGCGTCACCAGCAGCGCGTTCACATAGGCTTCGATGTCAATGTTGCTGTCCTGCAACAGCTCAATCGGCACAGCCACAGACTTAGAAGAGTACTTGTAAACCGGCAGCGAGACCGTCCCAAAAGCGGTATCGGTCGCGGTCGCAGTGGCGTTTTCAGCCACGATTTCGCCCACTTCAGCGGTGGCGTCAGCAGTCGGGAACGACAGCGGCGCACCAGTGGCGGTCACCAGCACGTTGGCAACAGCGCGCATCCCGCCGAACGCCTTCAGGCTTTCGATCAGGGTGGACGCGGTTTCGCTCGGGACGGTGAAGCCGCCTTCGCTGCCGGTGGTGGTGGACATGGTGTTGTAGAACGTCACGGCTTCTTCAGCCGACAGCGAACGCTCACCGTTGCGCAGCCACTTGGCAAACACGGCAGAAGCCGGCGATGCCTTGTCCTTGGCAGTGCGTTCAGCAGCTTCGATCACGTTGCCGCGAGTGTTGGCTTCAACCACCAGCGCGTTGGCCTGCTCGATGCGCTTGATCTGACCGCCAAGAGCCGTCACTTCGTCCATCAGAGCGTCGAATGCTTCCGGCGTGTAGCCGGTGCTGTTAACCAATTCGTTTGCAGCGGTTGCCTTTGCCGCGCGCTGCTCGCGGAGAGCTTGGATGCTCATGTCTTGCTTCTCCTAAGAAAAACCCCGCCGAAGCGGGGCAAGGTCTGCTTTGCGCGGCTTGCGCTCAGGCAGCGGTGGCGAGTGCCAAACGTGCCATTGCACGGCGGCGCTCATGTTCTGGGTCGGCCTGCGCGATAACTTCAGCGGCAGGCCGAC